TTTGACTGGTAGATAGTTCAAATGTTCTAGATAGGCTCCAACCTCCTAATGCAATTAAGAGTCCAACCAACATAGTTAAAATTTTTTCCATCATGGTTTCGAGATTATATATTCTTTAACTTGATTTTTCAATGATGTGTGTTGAGCCGGTTTAACACAAAAAGCTAATAAACACATCAATATTATTAGTATTCCTGTAAAGGTATAGTTCATAACAACCTTCCATATGGTTACTTTTCTTCAATATTATAGAAAAACTTATCAGTATCTTCTGTTTTCCATTTACCCGTATCTTCTACATTCCAATCACTTGTTTGTACTTTCCAGTCAGGAGTTTCATTCTTAACTGTAAATGATGGTATGTCCCAGAGTATACGATTGTTTGGCTGTGCCGCATAGTTGCCGTCATCTAACGCAAGTATGTGTGCGCATTTATGTTCGTGCGAAATTTCAGAATGATCTGTGTCTACTATATTACTTTCTGGATGTGCCCAGTCAACAGTAAATAAATATTTTCCTGGGTGTAATTTTTTGTCTTTACCAAAGTATTTGCCAGCTTGGCCATCTAAGATGTCGTAAGAAGTGACAGCAGGATAATAACTAAAACAATTCCATAGCTCCAACTCATCCAGTCTACGTTTAGGAACTTCTTTTGCTTCAAAGTCTCTTTGTATAAATGCAGAGATTGGTAGGCGGTAGAAGACTGCACCGTTTTCCATAATTGCGTGGAACAAAATCGGACGACCAGTAATCGAAGCCAGGCCGAAGATAATACAGTCTTCAACTTCGCCATGATGATCTTTAAGATCATAAAGATACTCTCTCCTTATCTGCGCATACGTCACAGGTATATTTACATTTAGATAAGCCATGCATGATTAGTTTACTAAATTAATTAGTATGATAAGTGCAACAACTATACCAATAACTACTTTTTTATTAGCTACGGCTAGTGCCCACATTTGTTTTACTTTTTCCATAATATACTCCTCTTTTATTTTCCTATATTGTACATCATAATATTTTTTTATCAATGGCTCCAACTAGTATTTCTTTGCCTGCTGAACTTTCCTCAGCTGAGTGTAATATATCTGCGTCAAATATAATAACTTTTCCTTTTTCTGGAAGAATTTTTTTATTAATAGGTTTTTTAAAAATAGTATAGCCATCTTCCATGCTATTTAAATATACTATACAAGAGTATTTTTCCGTTTTGTCATGATTATGTTCTGCTTGAAAACCTCCTTGATTATATTTTATGTAATGAAAATGAAACAAACCTTCGTACATTTTTTTAGTAGGAAGTATTTTTTTTATTAAAGATTTACTAAATAAATTAATAATATTACCAGTTTGAAAACCGTTTTCAGTGCAGGTTGTTAATGAATAATCTCCTCCTTTATATTTATTAATAGTCTTATAAATTTTATTTATAGTATCGTCTGTTAAATTATATTCATCATATAACACTATTTTATATCACCCCAATTAAGGCCTGATTCATAATCAACTTTATTAGGAACTTCCAGTTCAACAGCAGACTCCATAATTTCTTTTATCTTATCTGCATTGTTGTCTACTGACACATCTAATTCATCATGAACTTGTATGTGTGGAATAATTTTTTCTTTATGTAATTCTATCATAGCTTTCTTTGTCATGTCCGCTGCCGAGCCCTGTATTAATCTATTTAAAGCTTTGTACGTGTATGCTCTTTTAATCCCTGGTCCGTGTTCCAAGAGCGCTGCATCATGAGGCAATGCTTTATGAATACCGAATTGATTGGGCTCCCACAAGTGGAACCTACACAACCTTCCAAGTAACGTTCTAATCTTACCAGCATTCTGTGCTCTGTTCATTACATTGTCCATAAGTTTTTTAACAAATGGAACTTTATCATGATATTGTCTAAATAAATCTTCCGCTTTATCTTTAGACACACCAAGTTCTGCCTGTAATTTATTTTTACCCATACCATAGAACAGGCCAAGATTTATAGTCTTAGCCTGTGATCTAGGTATCTCTGCCATGTCAGCGACAATCGTATGAAAGTCGGCATCCCCCTCGCGGTAGGCTTCCAATACTTCGTCCACTCCATAGAGATTCTGTAAAGCAGCATAATGCACTACCAACCTAGGCTCTTGCTGAGAATAGTCAAAACAACCCCATGTATGGCCCTCCTCGGGCACAAATAATGACCTAATCCGTGGTCCAAGGTCTTTGTTTCGGGCAGGAATTTGCTGTAGATTTGGGTTAGAATAACTAAATCTACCTGTGACAGTTCCGCCATTATCGGACCTAAGTTGGTTAATTTCTGCATGAATTCTTCCGTTGTGATTATGCTTTAATATGGTATCAATAAAGGTGGTATGGGCTTTGTTTATTTCACGAGCCTGGGCAATTAGTTTCACTGTTGGGTGGGGGTGATTCTGTAAAAAGTTTTTAGTAAATGATGGAGAATTTGTTTTATCGGTTCGGTCATATGGTAGGGAAAGTTTTTGAAAAACTTGCTCAATACTCCTGGCCGCCCATATTTGAACGTCTACTCCACTTTCTTTTTTTACTTCTTGTAGGTATTCTTTTTCTTGTGCAACTAACTGTTGCTTTAATTTATGAGCGCCTTGAACGTCTACACGAACTCCTAAAAATCTCATATCAACGAGGCAAGGAAAAAGCTCAGTCTCTAAATCAAAAATAGATTGTATATCTTGGTGTAAAATTTCTTTCTTTAGTTCTTGCCAAAGAGCTAATGTTATCTCAGCATCTTTTTCTGCATATTCGCCAACATAAATGGCAGGTAGTTTATACATTTCTGCTTTAGCGTCAACCCCCCAACTCTTTGCAGCTTCATATAAATTTGTTTCACTTTTTGTTTTTCCGGT